ACAGTATATCATGACATTCTTGTCTCACTACATTGGGACATTCTTGCGTCGGTCCCGACACGAGCGGTGGAGGCGATCCTTGTCGCCGTTCTGGCGGACCTGGTTGGTCGGCTGAGAGTCTGCCGGCAGGTACCCGGGTGGGTGGCATAATCGCCAAGCCTGGAGCCTCGATGGGTTGGGGTGCGCTCACGTATAGGCGTCCTCTAAGGGGAAAGCGCAACGGTACAGAAATTCTTTGCACCATCTGAGCGGATTGAATGATACTTCCTCTTCACGGCGACCAGCTCTGTCGGCCCGAATCGTGCGCAAACACCGCACCGAATGATTTCTCGGCCGGGTGGGTAGGCTTGCACGGGGAAGGAAAGGGACTACGGAATAGATGTTAACTACAAATCCCACAGCGGAGCAGTTAGCGGCGTTGGATGCGGAGATACCGTTAGCTGCGGATATGATCCTGGCGGCGGTGAAGGCGGGGAGGGTCCAGTGGTGTCCGCACAGGCCACATTTAAGACAGCAGTTATTTTTGAAGCTGGATGATTTGGAGGCGTTATATGGCGGGGCGGCCGGAGGAGGCAAGCAATTACCGTTATCCACTCCGATTCCTACGCCTAGCGGGTATAAGCCGAACGGAGAACTAGCGGTTGGCGATGAGGTTTTCAGCGAGATCGGCAAATTATGTAAGGTGACTCATGTGTTTGATGTTTCTATTCCCACTATTGCCTACCAGTTGACCTTCGATGATGGTTCAACGATGACGGCCTGTAGCGAGCATCAATGGCTTACGTTTGACGCAAAGGAATTGGCAGCACTGACTCGGCGTGATCCGGTCTGGCAAGCAAGGCGTCGAGCCAAACGACAGTCACGAGTTACGGGTATTAAGTCAAAAATTTTCACCGCCCAACTTGTCGCTCGCAATATTGTTAATCCGCCGCCTAGTCTGCCTGCGCCTTTTGGTACGCTGCGCTCGACTGATGAAATATATCGCACGCTCTACACCGAGAAAGGCCGTATCAATCACGCGATTCCAGTTTCCGGTGCGCTGGAACTACCGGATGCAGACTTGCCTATTGATCCCTATACACTCGGTCTTTGGTTAGGCGATGGCATAGCGGCTTCGGGGCGCATTGGCATGGCCCTGGCAGATGCCGATGAGATTCGGGTGCCTTACGTGCGCGAGAAGCGATCATTGCGGGAGCCTGATGGAATTGCCACCTTTTCGACTTTTGCTACTGATTATTATCCTGATCTTCACTTGCGCCTAAAGCAAGCTGGCCTGATTCGTAATAAACATGTCCCGGCAGTTTATTTCCGAGCGTCTAAAGATCAGCGATTGAGCTTACTTCAAGGGTTGATGGACACCGATGGGACCGTTTGTGGTAGCGGCTCAGTTGAGTTCACCAACACAAACAAGGCGTTGGCTGATGCTGTTTATGAGCTTATAGTTTCACTTGGATGGAAAGCTCGGATGATTGAAGGCCGAGCAGCCCTTAACGGTCAAGACTATGGGCCGAAGTGGGATATTAAGTGGACGCCGTCTGTCTACGTATTTCAGCTACCTCGTAAGCGGGACAAACAGCGACTGGCAACCCGGCGTACAACTCGCTTTCGTTACATTGTAGCTTGCGAACGAATCCAAGGTGAGCCAATGCGATGCATTGCGGTGGATTCCCCTTCGCATTTGTATCTTGCTGGCTGCTCGATGATCCCAACGCATAACAGTGATGCGTTGTTGATGGGGGCGCTGGAGAATGTACATGTGAAGGGGTATGCGGCATTGTTATTGAGGAGGACGTATGCGGATTTGAGTCTACCCGAGGCGTTGATGGATCGGGGGAAGGAATGGTTAAAGGGGAGCCCGGCGAAGTGGTCGGATAAGGAGAAGACGTGGCGGTTTCCGAGCGGGGCGACGATAACGTTCGGGTATTTGGAGAATGAGGATGATAAGTATCGGTATCAGTCATCGGCCTTCCAGTATATAGGATTTGATGAATTAACGCAATTCAGTGAGACACAATACTTGTATTTATTTTCGAGATTGCGGAGGCTTGAGGGTGCCGGGATAGCCTTGAGGATGAGAGCAGGGACCAATCCTGGTGGAGTGGGAGCGGAGTGGGTTAAGAGACGATTCATACCGGATGACTTCTTACCAGTGGACGCAGTGGAGCCGAGAGTTTTTCATAAGGAGACAGTAGGAGATGATGAGCAGGTAGTGACGACGGCATTTGTTCCGGCAAGAAGAGCAGATAATCCATTCCTGGATGCCGTGTATGATGAATCACTTGATCGGCTCGATAAGGTAACACGAGAACAACTGAAGTCGGGGGACTGGACTATTGAGGCTCCTGGAAGAATGAGATTTGACCTCGGGGCGATTAACAGGTACGTGCCGATGAAGCCTACTTGTTGTGAATTGGTGTTTGAAGAGACGGAGTTGGAACGGAATGTAGTGCCGAGGATTTCTGAGGGGGGCGCGTTGGCGTTTTGGAAACGTCCCCAGAAAGGACACCTGTATGTCATAGGAGCGGACCCCGCTAAAGGAAGAGACATTCTGAAAGGCAAGGGGGCTAACGCTGATCCTGATTGGTCCGTGGCTCAAGTAAGGGATTTGGATTCGGGGGAGCAGGTGGCGAGGTTCAGAGCGAGAATAAAAGAAGGGGCGTTTGGCGAGGTTCTGTACAAATTAGGATACTGGTATTTAAGCGTGTTTGATAACAGAAGAGTGCCGGGATACGTTGTGCCGTTGGTTACGGGAGGATATGGAACGGCGACAGTCAATAAGATGCTTGACATGGGGTATCCGAGTGGGCAGATTTATCAGAATGAGGCCGGGGATTATGGATGGACCGAGACGACTATTACAAAACCGCAAATGGATGGGATGCTTGATACGGCAATTATCGAGGGGTCGATTGAAACCTATGATATAGTGACGCTGACGGAGTATAAACGGTATGAGCACGGAATTGATGGGAAGGTCGAGGGAAGACCGGGGACCCATGACGATTGCGTTAAGGCGGATGAGGCGTGTTTGATCGGGATCAATCATGCCCCGAGACGATTCCAGAGCCCGAAAGAACGGCGAGAGACGGCGGTGGGAATGTATGGCCAGACGGCCAGCGAGAGAGCGGCGGGGGCTTTCTACGGGAACCGTCAGGAACAAGTAAGAGATTTGAGCAGATTCAAGAGTAGGATGTGAGCGGTGAGATGCACGACTACATGATCCATTGGACTTGTTCAAACTTTGTTTATCATCAGCATCACTGGCGATGCCGGCCCCAATCCTAAGATAGCTTGGGAATGGTGGTTCAAGGCGAGGATGTCATGAAAAAGTGCATGAACGACGCATACATGAAACAGGCTCAGGGGGCTAAGATGAAGCCTGAAAAGACGGACGCCAAGAAACACGAGAAGATGGAACAGAAGAAGAGTAAGTAATTATGGCTAGAATGAAGAAGATGGTTTGTGCCGTCTGTAACGGTTCGCTTGTAAATCTTTTTGCGGGCAATGATACTTTTTCTCAATGGGCCTGTCCCAGCGAACACGATGCCGTACATCAGTCCGCTTGGGCATCGCCATATTATTCTGACGTTAGTTCGTCGTGACACTAATGTATCCATCCTCTCAACTTCCAACTAATGGCCAACCTGGCCCGATGATGGGCGAAGCTCTGCTCGGGGAACAAGCCGAGCCCGCTCCACTCTCTGCTAGGTTCCTTCAGCTAAGTACAATGGAGCGGAAGAAACTGAGTGACCGGGTTCGTGACGACTACACTCTTGCCATGCACGACCATCGCGGACGGATGAACCGCTTCGCCCATTTCTTTAATCTCTGGCGAACCCCCATAGGCGGCCCCGATGGCGCAATAGGAAAACCCAACTTCAAGGTGCCGTTGATCGAATGGACCGTGATGGCAAAACTGGCTAACATTGTCGATTCGCTGTTTGGGGACGATGCCGAGATAGTGGCTGATCCGGTAGGGCCGACGGATCAGGAAAGCGCCCCCAAGGTAGGACTCTATATGACCTGGCTGGTCATGTCGGCCATGAAGATCAAGAGCCCGCTTATTACGTTTTTGTTTCGCTGTTTATTGTTCGGGCGCGCCTTCTGTTGGATTCCATACTGTCAAAAGACCTATGAGGATGCCGGGGGAAATGAACAGACTGACTATGAAGGGCCGGATTTCATCCCGTTGTTTCCCGATGACTTCATTGTGCCCGCCGAACAGGTCACCAGTCTTCATGAGTTCAGTTATGTGATTAGACGGTATCGCGAAACCCCTGACGATTTATTGAGAGGCGAAGCCGAGGGACGATACGAACCCGGTTCCATAAGCGATCCCATGAACTGGGCGAGAATGTATAAAGCAGCTTCCGGTAACGAGGGAAGACAGGGGGGTGGAGATCAGAATCCGGTTAAGACAGCCAACGACGGAATCGAAGGAATTACGTATGGGGGGCAGTCGGCCCGGAATACAGTAGAAGTTCTGGAAGAATACATGCGCTGGAGAATGCCTCTTGGGGATGAGGACGGCGGGCTGGATGACTGGGATAAACGGGAGATGAAAGAAACCGAGCTGGTAGTCAGAAGGATTACTGAAATAGATCACGTCATTTCCGTACAGAGGCTTGTTGATTTGTATCCTGGCATGAAAGACCGTAGGCCATTTGACGAACTGCCCTTGATGGATACCGGGGAATATTGGTGTAAGGGCTATGCCGAAATGCTGGTGGACCCAGCTTATGAACTGACGGTCAATAACAATTTAAGGACCGAAGCGGGCGAAGCAACAGTTGGGCCTCCTCTGGGAGTGAAGAGAGGAGAGGGTTATCAGTTCAAGCAGGGCCGCTGGAGCCCCAAACAGGTCATTGAACTCGATAACCCCGCCTCCGATGCCAGAACGCTTGATTTCAGAATGGACATGCAGTATACGATTGTCCAGGAACAGGCTTTATTGAGTTACGCCGAAAGAGTGACCGGGGTCTCGGATCAAACTCTGGGTAGAGCGATTGACAGGCCAAACGCTCCAAGAACGGCGCGCGGTCAACTGGCGTTGATGAGCAAGGGGGATGTCAGGCTGAATCTCGACAACGTGACCCTGAGAGAGCATTTGTCGCGAATACTACAGAGGATATGGTTGATTGATTCCTCTTATGCTCCTGAAAGCGTGTTTTTCCGTGTGACCGAAGAGAAAGCCAATGGACTCTTTGCTGTGCAGAATAAAGTGGAGGGAAAGGGATTTGGCGAAATGACCGCGCAGGAACGCGGGGGACGATACGATTTTCAGTTGAAGTTCGCCACGTCCTCGATGAGCAAGGAAGCGGAGAAAGAAAAGGCAACGATCAAGACCCAGTTGGCCCTATCGACTCCATTAGTAGCCCAAGACCCTCGTGCTCAGTGGCATATTCTCCATGATTACTACAAGGCGATGGGGGATGATAATTTCAAGCGGATCGTACCGGAGCCTCCTCCGATAGATACGCCGATGAATCCCGATGAGGAATGGACGCGGATTCTTCAGGCAGAAGAAATCCACGTTCATGCGTTGGATCAGGATGATTTGCATATTGCCAAGCATCAGGTTCAACTGGCAGATGGAATGAGCAGCCGCGAACCCGATCCCCAGGCTAATCAAAAACTGGCCGTTCATGTAGTCGAGCATATCGAACAGAAACAGAAGAAGATTCAGGCGGCTTTGCAGGTTCAGGCCCAGCAAGCAGCGATGGCGACGATGGCAAATCATTTAGGTATTGATCCACGAGAGTTGATGGGCGGAGATACGATGGCCCCACAAAGATCAGGAACGCCCGGACTGCCGGGTTCCCTTCAGCCCCAGATGCCCCCGCTTGGACCTGGAAACATGGCTCCGTCTTCGGATGGAATGCCGGGGATGTCATGATGGAACTAAGCGTCGTCACTATCTTGAAATGTCCGGTTTGTCAGAAGATGATGCTGAAATAGTAGCGCGCTGGCAAGAACATGTTGTGGTCTGTGAAGGGCCAACTCCGACAGGCTGGCCTCCGGACGTTGAAGCATAGGCGGAAGGAATAGCGGAATGCCTAATCCTCTAGCATCACCACAATCAAGCGATAGAGAAGCCCTGCGTGATCTCGATAACCATCCAGGATGGCTCTTGGTGCTCACGAGATTGCAGGCGATGCTGCAAGATGATTACGATATACTCGCAGCGGATCAAAAGACCGAATCATCGGCGATGCGAACCCGAAAGATTCTTGTGTTGCGAGAACAGATGATCACGGAACTTGAAGCTGAGCTTCGGAACTTTGAGGGCAAGGAAGACCGCGCCCACCAAAAGGCTGATGAGGCATTTGGTTATCCTGGTGACAATTGGACGTTAGGCAATCTCTGAGTTTGACTTGCGCCGAAAGAAACAGGGGGTCTGGATGGCATTCGCTATTCCCAACCTGACTGATTTGGAACGAGAGTCATTGTTTCACGTACCGGAGGGCGTGAGCATACGTTATGACAACATCTGACATCGCAAAGATCGTATATGAGTCCCAACGAGCCTACAACCAGCAGGTGTTTGGCGACTTTTCCCAGAAACCCTTTGACCAACTTGTCGAGTCCTCAAAAGGAGAAGTCGAGGCCCGCGTCCTCTTCTGTGTCGAGAATCGCAATGCCCCCGCTTCGAGCCTGCACGATAGATGGCTTAGCGGGTTGCTCTGTGACGGTTGGCGCAAGGGAGACTACACGGATGTCAAAAACAAGATTCACAAACGGCTCATACCGTGGTCACTCTTGCCCAATGAAGAACAAGTCAGAGATGTGATGTTTATGAGAATAGTTGGGGCGCTGATAGACAGCTTATGATAATCTTTGGTTCTCCCTGCCGTCAATGCGGTAAGGCAACCTCCGCGAGAGTGGATGAAGTTGTAGGGGGCGATGATCTTCGGGGGCATCTCTGTGAGACCTGTTATGATGAGGAACAGAAGGCATATGGGGTACTGCTTGATCATCTCGCACAGACTCCGGCAGAACTGGCCCACTGTGAAGAATGCTTGAAAACAGTTGAACAAGCCGGTGGCAAACTCTACATGCACGTGGCTCATGGAGTAGTAGCGCTCTTATGCCGTCAGTGTTCAGATAAGGCGACGGCCTTAATGGACACCAAAACGGTGAGAGGCAGGCTGAAACACTTGAATAAGGAAGAAATGTTCAGGCGGATGTTGATTGAGCACCTGCATAAGCGAAGAAAAGGGGTCAGCATACGAGCATAATAGCTTGGGATGAAGACAGGAGACTAAATGATTGATACTGACGAACGCGCCCGAATCATCTATGAGGAACTAACCACGTACAAACACGCCGACCCGGTAGCGTGGCTGGCGGAGGCGCTGCGACAGTTTCAGCGTGAAACTGAACAAGCCATTCTCAGCATGAGCGACTGTGAATTATTGATCCGACGATTTCCGAAACCGCTCGATGTAGAATCCGTTGCAGAGCCACTGTACTTAGAACGGAAGATAGAGTTAATGCCAATGGCTGAGAAAGAACAGGGAGAACAACGATGAGTGCAAATACACAAGACGCGGCAAAGGCTGGTGATCCCAACTACGTCATTGATCCGAACGCAAAGGTGGAAGAGGTCGAAGATGACAAGCCCGATCCCGCTGCCTTGCAGGCACAACTCGATGACCTTACTCGCAAGCTTGAACATGAGGCGAGCTTGCGAACCGAAGCAGAGAAACAGGCGGGATTCTGGTACGAGAAATCAATAGGCAAAGTGGAAGCCGCTGAGCTGAAGGTCGAGCCGCCTGCTTTTGACATCAGCGATGATGAATGGGGCGAAGTCCTAAGCGACAAGAAAAAGTTCCTCGGCTTGATTGATAAGGTGGCTACTCAACGCGCGGAGGCCATCGCAACAACAGTCACGAACGAAAAAGCGGCCGAGATAACCGGGGAACAGAGACGACTTCAAACAGCCTGGGCAGGCGAGCAGAAAAGACTTCGAGATGCAGGAATGCCTGGACTTGGCGGCATTGGCAATCCTCTCACGGATTTGTTTGCCGAAAAAGTTCGGGCAATGCAGCAAAGTGGGGACTATGAGAATGTTGATCCAATCCTCGCGATGAAACTGGCAATCAGTGAAGCGGAGGCCGATTATCTGCGAAGGGGTGGAACGACGGGCGAACAAACAGAGGAAACGATTCCTCGCGCTCTTAATGGCGGGCGCAGTGCAGCAATCGCGGCTCAAGCAGGCAGCAAAGGAAGAAAGGCAGCGCCGCCGGATAAGACTAGCAATATTCCCGCCGAGGAACTGGAACTATTGTCTAAGCACGCGCGCATGTTTTTCCCGAATCTGCCGCCGGATCAAGCTCTGGCTAAGGTTATTGCTCAGAGACCCAACGTGGTGAAATTCAGAAGTTAGGAGAGGACATGGCAAAATACAAAAAGGGCGAGACGGTAAAGGTTCAACTTGGTCCAAACATCGAAGCGGCGACGATCTTAAGGAGCGGGCAATTCGGGCAGTATACGGTCAGGTTGTCGAATGGAGATAGTATGCGAATTGCCGGGGATAAAATTGTAGAGACAGGTCTTCCCGCCGTCTATGGCACTCCTCCGGTGGAGGAATCCCAACTTCAGGTCATGCGGGATGAGACCGATGCGCATACTCTGATAAACGGCAGGTTGGCCGAAGAGGTCATGCGCGCACAAGACGCGGGAGAGTCGATGCGGGCGGACGAGACCGATCCTTATGCCATAGCCGACGAAGATAAGGAATGGCATGGACAGGTCCAAACGCTCGACCCGCTACAGGAAACTGGACGAAAGTACGCAGAGGCGAACCCTGACCAACACATTCGTTGGCTTGGAGACGCAGCCATGAAGCGTCGAGGCAAACGTGATTATGTGGACGTGATAGGCCCGGATAAGAAGCCGGTTACTGTGAATGGGATGAGACTTGGACGTATTCCAAAACATATCCACGAGCAGCGCGAGGCGCTAATCGTCAAGGATACTGATAGCCAGTCCGCCAGTAAGCAAGAGGCGATCCAGCAACGCTTAGCCGAAGCTGGAAGAGAAGTGGGCATTTCTACTGCCGCGCTCGATCCATTCGATACGGCCAAGACCTTACGGGATGGCATACACGGAAAAACTATTCGCCGTTGAAAATAATGCTTGCAGTAAATTTGCATTCGTAGTAGATTGTTCCCACCGAGGGATTTAGTCCCCGGCCTACCAAGTTCGGACGGCTACCGCTGCCGATCTTCAACGTAAACCCCAGTCGTGTCAGGAGAATAGCTATGGCAAATACGGACAACCCACACGGGCTCCGCTGTATAGGCCACATGTTCGGGGTTCACCCTGAGATCGAGCAGATGGCGAAAGACGCATCGGGCGGAAACATCTTCATCAACGATGTGATCGTTCAGGAAACTGACGGCAACATCACAATCGGAGCGGCGGGCGCTGCGGTAAGCGGGGTCAGCACGAACTACTCCGCGACCGGATTGGCCGGAACGCATCTAGTTATTGTCGATCCGTTTGCAATTTTCGAGGCTCAGGACAACTCAGACACCAATGGTTTTGATGCGGCGGATGCCGGAGGCAACGTAGATATCGAGTTTAACGCCGGTTCCGCGACCACGAAAATCAGCGGAAACGAACTGGATGAATCAACGATGACTACAACCAATACGCTTCAGCTTCACCTGCGAAGACTCTACAGCTATCAGGATGCTGCCGGGGCGAACGCCTACGGCGCGTTCGGGAGATGGGAAGTCTCGTTCAACAATCATCGCAGACTTGGCCTGACGGTAGGCTTAGCATAGGAGAGAGATCATGGGGATACCAACCAACAGACTACAGTTCACCGATACCTATCTCTCGACTATGCTTCCTGCTTTGGAAGCCATCATTGCAGATGAGCAGGAGTCGAGACCTCCGCAGTACACGAAGTTTTTCAACGTCGAATCAACAACCAGTTCGATTGTCCAAAAGGCCGAAATTGCAACTCTGGGAACGATGAATCAGACGGCAGAAGGTGAAAACGTCCGGTATGACTCACCGATCCAGGCGTTCAACAAGACCTATACACCGACCGATTGGTCACTGGGCACGAAGATCACGCATCGGATGGTGGCCGACGACAAGTACGGGATCATTAAGGCCGTGACTGCTTCCCTGCCTCAGTCGGGACAGGAAACAATCGAGGTCGAGGCCGCGAACATCTACAACCGGGCCTTCAACGGTTCTTATCTTGGTCCTGACGGGGTGGTTCTATGTTCAACGGCCCATCCTCTGGTGGGCGGAGGAACACAGTCCAATCGGCTCTCCCCGGATGCAGACCTGGACATCGCTTCGCTTGAGTCAATGGTCACGTTGTTTCGCAAATTCGTGAATCATCGGGGAATCAAGAAAAGACTCCTTCCCAAGACCCTGGTGGGACCGCCGGAACTAGCGTTCACGATGACCGAGATTCTGGCTTCTCAGATGAGATCGGACACCGCAAACAACACCGCCAACGCCTTCAAGGCCGGGGGGCTGGAAGCCGGGACCATCACATGGGCCGTTTATGAGTACCTGACAGACCCGGATGGGTGGTTCTTGATCGGTGACACATCGAAACTCCGAATGCGCTGCATCATGCGTGAAGCTTTCGCGACCATGCACGATGTGGATTTCGACTCTCGGTCGATCAAATCTGCTGCGTGGGAAACCTTTGTTTGCGGGTTTGATGGGTACGAGGGCTTGACTGGAACTCAGGGAGCATAGGCTGGTCCACACGACGCCAGCCTGAGCAAGGGATGGGCCGCTGAGCGCAAGCCTGTGGCCCGCCTTAAAGTAATTGGCTTAACAGCGGCGAGGATCGGACCCCGCGGCGTGACCGCGCAGGAGGTAAAGGTTTACCCGGTATTCGACTTGCCGTGCGGAGGTCACAATGGCACACGACCGCAGATACACCCGTCTCACCAAAGTCGAAATAGACACCCTGGTAATCGGCACGTCCATCACCTTCCCAGGCGGGGCCGTAACGGTAGTTGGTGATGAAACAGTCACCGGCAATCTCATCTTCACCGCAGCCTCAGCAAAGATCATCCCTGGCGTCACAAGTCTCTTGATCCGTAACACAGCGGACTCGGCCATAAACATCGGAATAACCGATGCTGGTGTGGTGACGGTGCGGGCTGGAGTGGCGATGACGGCTGGCGGCGTGGTCATCACCGCTGGGGGACTGAAGTCTGCTGAGGCAACCGGGAACGGCATCGGCTATTCAACCGGAGCGGGCGGAACGCAAACCCAACTAACGGACATCACAACTACTGTTACGCTCAACAAGTTGACCGGGACGATCACGACCGTTTCGGCGACTCTGGCGGCGGGGGTGGATGCCAGTTTCACGCTGAGTAATTCAACAATTGCGGCGACAGATACCGTTATCGTCCACACGAAATCCTATGGTGGCAGCGCTGACGGTATTCCGATCTGTAAGGTTCAGTCCGTTGCAGCCGGTAACTGCGTCATCAACGTTCATAATCAGGGCGCGGTAGCACTGGACGCTGTAGTTGTGATGACCTTTGCTGTGTTTAAAGCCGTGGCCGCATAGGGAAGCCAAGATGAGCGCAGAAATAGAAGATGCGGGATTTTCTCCCGCAAATCTGTACGCAATTTCTTCCGAGCGGCTTTTGGGGTCCGACCACGAATTCCTCAAGGCCGCCCTGGCGCAGCAGATAAAAGCCAAGGCTGTAGTGGATTTCACGCTCGCTCAGTTGGGCGTGCGATATAAGCTGGCCGAAGGCGATGAGATAACCCCTGACGGGGTGATCATCAGAAAGCAATGACGACGCTAGGACAGGTACAACTCAGACTGTCAAAACTTCCAGCGGGCGCGGGGCTGGATAAGACCGTGATGCTTGGTCTGGTCAACGATACTTACCAGCGTTTCCTCAACTCCTATCAATGGTCACGGCTGATTAAGTCGGCGGTCATTGAGACAACGGCGGTCTACCAAACCGGAACGGTAGCCATCACAAGCGGCTTAATGGCTCTGGTTGGCACCAGTACGGTGTGGACTTCTGCTATGACCGGCAGGCGAATCCGTATCGCGGGCCAGAACGAAACCTATGTGTTTACCCGCGTCACAGATACCACTGCAACCATTGACCGAGCTTTTGAGGGTGATACCGAAACGGTCGCGACCTATACGATCTTTCAGAGCGTCTATGCTGCGCCGGTGGACGTTGATTTCATTGACTCGATAGAGGTGCCGGGGAGCAATCGAGACCTGGATCAAGTCTCACCCGAGTACCTGGACAAACTGTCAGTGAGCCGATGGGCGCTCGGGCGTCCTTCGCTGTACACCCTAGCCCCAGACGTGACGATCAGCAATGTTGTCTATCCAGCCGTGGAATTCTATCCGGTGCCTGATACAGCGGAAGGATTGATCGTTCGTTATCACCAGACCGTTGCGCTATTGGCTTCAACCGCCGATACGTTCCTGTCCTGGGTTCCAATCGAATGTATCGTGGCCGGTTGTGAAGCCGAATTGTATTCGATTAAAGGTGACGTGAACGGGTATCAGATGAAAGAGGCGAAGTTCCAAATGTTGTTGAAGGATGCGATGAGTTCTGACAGCGACCGGCAGTTCCCGGAAGAGATGATGATGAATGAGCGATTCACCTGGCACCGGACTGCACGGGCCTTGAATCACGACACGCTGAATCGGCACTTTTGGCAGTTACGCAACTCGCCTTGAACGGCGATGCCTGAGACGCCAAATAAACGATTGGCATCGCCGGTACGCAGCAACAAGGCGTTCAAGTGTTGAGACGGGCTCAGTTCTGATGAAGATGGCGATGGATTCTGAGTCGGAGATTGTTAATGAATCTCCCGGTTCCAGGTAAACCGTGCGGGAGTCAATCGAACCATCGTTAAGGCGCAGGTCAAACGAGAGTTTCATGGCGACAGTATAGCAGGAGTATAGGAGATTGACATGAGCGAAGGAACAACCGCCCCGACGGGCGAAATCAAACTGACACTCAATCCGCCAACTGCCGAAAAGACCGGCGTGGTCTATGGGGGCTGTTGGGTGCGCGCCGAACTGGACGATGAGGGCAATTTCACTGTCCGGTTGTTTGGTCAGGCCGCCTACGCTGGCCGGTCCGTAAGTGATCATGTCGATCTAACCGATACTGGCCTGACACCTATCAAGGACGCGCTGGCTCAAGTGCTTTCTGCTTATGGGAAAGAAGCTGAAAATACCGTGATGCAAAGCGCTTTTGCGGCGCGAGCTTTTGCGCAGGCACAAGGCGAAATAAAGGAGGAGGCGTAATGGCTTTACCGCAACGATTGATCTCCCCGGAAGTATACGTTCATGATAAGTGGCTGCCTCCTGAAATTCAGCTTGCATTCAAGACGAAGCATACGCCTCTCGCGAAGGCCGTCAAATCGGTCCTCCGGTATGTCCGTCATGACATGCCCGGCGCGCGGGATGCCGTGGGAGAACTTCTTGAACGGCTTTCGGCCAGCTTGGTCATCCACAGCAATCTGCACCTGTTTGCCCATCGAAACGGCGTGCTCATCAGCGACTACGTGGGATGGGCAGGATGGAAAGTAATCACTACCGCCGGCGTCAATTTCCTGGTCGATGCGTGGCAGAACTCAGTGGAGCTTGAAGTGCTGAAGTTTCACGGGATAGGCACGGGCAGCACGGCTGAGGCCGTTGGCGACACGACGCTCGTCACCGAGTTGACCACCGAGTACAACCCAGATTCGACAAGGGCAACCGGGAGCCTGACCGAAGGTGCCTCGGCAAATATCTTCCGCACGATTGGCACCAACACCCTTGACGGTACGCCCGGAGCCGCACTTAGAGAACATGCCGTGTTCTCAGCCGCTACCGCAGGAACAATGTGGGACAG